ACATGGATGAAGCAGAAAGACAAGCAATATTTAAAGGGCATGAAGCTGGTGAGTTTAAGATACTTAGCTGCTCAATGCTACTAGGCACTGGGTACGATGCGCCACATATCTCATGCTTGATAGACTGCTACCCTACACAATCAAAGATACAATTCGTGCAACGAGCAGGGCGCATCATGAGATTACATGAGAGTAAGACAGATGCAATCTACCTAGACCATGCTGGCAATATTTCTACTCACGGATTTCCAGAAGATATTGTGCCTGATTCACTTGATGATGGTGAGAAAACGTATAACGAGAACAATCAGGTTAAAGAGAAAAAGCCAGCTAAGACCAGAGATTGTCCACAGTGTTTTGGCATCATGGTAGGGGTAAGATGTGCATGTGGTTACGAGATACCAATCACGCAGCAGATTAAAACTACTGAGGAGGAGCTGGTACTACTTAAAAAGCCTACTGANTACCAAGATGAGCATAAAGCAGTGTTCTTAGGTGGGTTAGAATTACACGCACAAGAAAAAGGTTTTAAACCAGGATGGGTAGCATATTCGTATAANCAGAAGTTCGGTGAGTTNCCACANGTTAAACCTACTAAGGTANANGAGATAAGNGAAGTGGTTAAGGGGTTTATAAAGCACCTAGCTATACGTAAGGCTAAGGGTAGTAAGTATGCTAGATAACATCCTCAACTCACTAGACAAGGTAAGAAAAGTAAAGGGTAGGTCCTACACAGCGTTATGTCCAGTACATAAAGACTCTAAACCTAGTATGACTATCACAGAGACTAACAAGGGTGATGTGCTGATACATTGCTTCTCATGTGGCGCTAAGGGTACAGATGTAGTTAGAGCGNTAGGGCTACCAGTAAGCGAGTTATTCATTGATGAGCTAAAGGTAGATAAGTCTAGACCATACTACCCTAAAGACCAGATGCGTAAGGACAGATACATCATACAATACTATGAGCGTGATGGTGGTGGATACTTGGACTATAAAGCGTACACTGAGAGTAAGTCGCGTTTTACTAACTTTAATGATAAAATGAGAGAATGGATGCACCTATGACCCATTATTGGAATAGACATGAGACCAACAAAGTACAGTAAAGAAATGCTAGCAAAGGCTAGTGAGTACCTAGATAAGTATGAGCAGCTAGGAGATATGATACCAAGTGCAGCAGGTATGGCTTGCCACTTAGGAGTAGCTAAGTCCACATTATATAAGTGGGCTGAACTGCACGACCAGTTTTCGGACACGTTAAAGGTAATGAATAGTACACAGGAGCGCAGATTGCTATCAGGTGGCTTATCAGGAGACTTTAATAGCATGATAACTAAGCTGGTGCTATCTAATCATAATTACAGCGACAAGGTACAGCAAGAGGTCTCAAGTCCTGATGGCTCACTTAAACCTACTCACATTATACTGGAGGGGGTAAGTGCAAACACGTCTACAGATACCTGATAAGTTAGTCCCAGTATTCCAAGGGGATTATCGTTACAGAGGTGCTTACGGTGGACGTGGTTCTGGTAAGACTAGAACGTTTGCATTAATGACTGCGGTGTGGGGCTATAAAGCTGCACAAGCAGGTCAGACTGGTATTATACTATCAGCACGTGAGCATCTTAATTCATTGGATGAGAGTTCAATGGAGGAGATTAAGCAAGCCATTAAGAGTGTGCCTTGGCTGGACGCTTATTACGAGTGTGGTGAGAAATACATCCGTAGTAGAGATGGTAAGATTAAATATGCATTCGCTGGTCTACGGCATAACCTAGACTCTATNAAGAGTAAGGCTAGGATATTNCTATGCTGGATAGATGAAGCGGAAGCAGTAAGTGAGGTAGCGTATACTAAGTTGCTGCCCACAGTGCGTGAGGATAACTCTGAGGTCTGGGTAACATGGAATCCAGAGAGTAAAGAGTCAGCTACGCATAAGCGGTTTAGAGAAGAAGTACCAGATAACGCTAACATCGTAGAGATGAACTGGTCGGATAATCCGTTTTTCCCTAACGTGTTAGACCAAGAGCGTGTTAATGATGCTAAGTCACGTCCTGATATGTACGACCATATTTGGAATGGTGATTTCCTAGTACACGTTGATGGTGCGTATTATGCGCGTGAGATGATGGCGATTAAAGACCAGGTGTGTGGCGTACCATACGATGCTAACGCTAGTGTGGTGACAGCATGGGATTTAGGCATGGATGATTCAACGGCTATCTGGTTCGCTCAGTACGTAGGTAAAGAGATACATATAATCGACTACTATGAAGCTAGTGGACATGCGTTAGATCACTACGTTGGTATATTGCGAGAAAAAGGGTATAATTACTCACAACACATCCTACCGCACGATGTAAAAGTTAAAGAGCTAGGCACAGGNAANAGTCGTTTAGAGGTGCTAGGCTCAATGGGNCTGACTGATATAACAGTNTGCCCTATGATGCGAGTAGAGGATGGTATCCAACAAGTACGCTCTATGATAGGTAGATGCTGGTTCGATGACGCTAAGACNGANAAAGGTCGAGATTGTCTAAGGCAGTACCGCAGAGCATGGGATGACAACTTAAAGTCATGGCGAGGTAGTCCCTTGCATGATTGGACATCTCACGCTGCTGACGCATTTAGATACTTAGCAGTAGGATATCAACCACCAAATAACTGGGGTAAACCCATTAGACGTAACCTTAAAGGCATAGCATGACATACGAAGAACTCAAGGCAGATATTGCTGATACTTTGAATAGACAGGACTTAACTAGCGTTATTCCATCATTCATCACTATGGCAGAAGCTAGTCTTAATCGTGACCTAAAGCACCTCAAACAAGAGAAACGTGCTACCTCTACGTTTAATGACAGATTCCACACATTACCTACTGACTGGCTAGGGACTAATCGTATCGTACTAGATACCAATGACGTGTTAAGACTTATCTCAGTTGACGATATGCAGACAATGCGCTTCAACTATCCTCAGTCAGGCAAGCCAAGATACTACGCTCATGTAGCAGGTGAACTGGAGTTATACCCTACACCTGATGCTGATTATACTGGCACTCTATACTACACAGCCAAGTTACCAGCCATTGCTACGACAGAGAACTTTGTTGCTATAGATTACCCTGACTTATACCTTTACGGCTCACTGGTACACTCAGCACCTTATCTAAAGGATGACGAGCGTCTAGGAATATGGATGGGTTTATATCAATCAGCACTGCTAGCAGCTAACAAACAGTCAAACGAGTCTAAGTACAGTGGTACTGGCTTAAAAATGAAATTAAGAGGTTAATATGTCATTCAGTAACTACTTAGAGACTAAGATTCTAGAACACGCATTCGGTGAGACAGCTTACACCATGCCTACCACTCACTTTGTTGCGCTATACACAGCAGCGCCAGGTGAAGCAGGTGGTGGCACAGAGCTATCAGGTGACGCATATGCACGTCAATCTGCTGCTTTCACAGTATCAGGTAATACCGCCACTAACTCAGCTAACATTGAGTTCCCAGCCGCTACAGGTAATTGGGGTACAGTAACTCACGCTGCTATCTTTGACGCGTCAACAGGCGGTAACATGCTTGCGTATGCTACGCTAACCTCTAGCAAGGTAGTGGAAACTGGCGATATCTTACGTTTCAGTGCGTCACAGCTTGATATTACACTAGATTAATGAACTACGGTCAGTTCCTCTACGGGTGGAGCGAATACTCTACCGCAGACCTAACGACCAAGGATGCAGTCTCACTTACTGCGTCTGGTAGTCAGTTTAGTGCTAGCGTAGAGAAAATACTGGTAGCAGTCACGACAATCAGCCCCAGCCTAACAGTGGGCGCTGAAGTATATCGTGTACGTGATGTGGATTTATCCTCAGACGCAACCAGTGCCACTATAACAGCGCCTATAGTCATACGTGAAGCAATCACACTGATGGATGCTGATAGTGCGACACAGGGCGATACAGACCGTTTAAGAACAGTATCATTAAGCGCTGATGGTTCAGCTAGTGTTAGTGGTGATATTTACCGTATACAGCATATAGATTTAAGTGGTGATGCTCAGTCAGCGTTAACGGCTCAAGGTAACTTCTTATCTAACGTATCAGCGAGCCTAGATGGTGTGTCTCAGACAGAGTTCACGCCTAATGTGACTTATAGCGATGGTTTTACCGCTAACGCTAATAATGTTAATATATTCACTATAAGTAAGCTATACGTAGATATACCTAAAGATAACGAGTCGTGGTCACAGCAGATTAAAGATAATGAGTCATGGTCTGAGCAGCTACCACAATATGAGACATGGCAATCAGTGGCTAAAGATAACAGTCAATGGCAGCAAACAACTAAAGACAGCTCAAGCTGGACGGAGATATAATGGCAGATTCAACTACCACCACATATTCATTCACACTCCCTGAGGTGGGCGCTAGTGCTGACTCATGGGGTACTAAATTAAACGCTAACTGGTCCAAGGTCGATGACTTATTTGACGGCACAGTGGCGGTCACTGGTATTAACCTTACTACGTTTAAAGTAGATAGCGTTATAGTTACGGCTTCAGCAGCAGAGCTTAATAAGCTAGACGGTCTTACAGCCACTACAACCGAACTAAACTACACAGACGGTGTAACTTCTAGCATTCAGACACAGTTAAACGGCAAAGCAACTACAGCACAAGGCGCATTAGCTGATTCGGCTGTTCAGCCTGATGATAACGTATCTTTTGGCACTGGTAGTTTCTCCGGTGCAGTAGACGTCACAGGCACTCTCACAGCAGATGGTTTGACTGTAGATGGTGATGGGACAATACAATCAAACGCNAGTTCATCTGTTCCGACTTTAACTTTAAAAGATACTGATACCACTNTTTCTGTTGGGCAATCANTAGGTCGCTTGTCATTTTCTTCAGCAGATAACTCACCAGATGNGGCAGGAGAAAGAGCCTATATTAAAGGATTGTTAGAAGGTGGTGGAACTGCTTACGGTCTGGAACTTGGCGCAATGGTTAGTGGAGGCTCTCCAGCTAAACGTCTTAGCGTGTCAGGTAGCGGAGACGTCTCATTCTACGAAGACACTGGAACGACTGCAAAATTCGTATGGGATGCTAGTGCT